CCATGCATAGATGATAGTGCTTGATAACCTGCACCATAGCCGCCCATAGCTTGTGCAAGCGTTTTTGGTTGTTTTGGATCGTTTTCTACAATCCAATTGCCAAAAAATGTATCGGCAGCCGTAATGCTGTCAACAATTAAAGTTTTATACTCATGTTCTTCTTTGATAAGAGCTGTGAGTTGTTTCCAGCAATCTTCCACATGCGTAACAACAGGAAACGCATCTGGACGACTGTCAACTGGAATAGACTGTAATCCGTCTTCAAAACGGATAACAATAGGTTTTGGGAATGATGCCGCCAAGCTCGTTTTTCCCATACCAGCTTCACCTGTAATAGTAATAATTGGGTGACGATCTACTGGTTTTGCAATACTGTTTAAAATGCTCATTTGCTTTTCCTCATTGGGATTAAAAAAATATATCTCTACTGCGGTTGATATTCTAGCTATTGTGTTTATAATGTCAACATATTTTTTTATAACTTGAACAAAAGGAAATGACAATGCTTACGCCAGACGAAATCAAAACCAAACTAAAACCCATGAACATCAGTGAAGTTGCACGCTCAACCGACATATCGCGTTTGACGCTACATCGCTTCATTCATGACATTGAAAAGCGCACTACTTACGACATGATCAAAAAACTTTCAGACTACTTGGAATCGTTATGAGTCAAGAATTACTCGATGCAATCCGTGCGGTTGGATTTAATCCTCCGCCATATATAAAGAACTCCGCCATCACAAGATTCCAGACGACTGGCAAGGACAAGTCGGGATGGGTATCCATGTTCGCTGACGGTAAAGGCGCAGCATTTGGCGATTGGAAATCGGGTGAGGTTCACTATTGGTTTTTAAACGGTCAAGCATCAGCGAGCGATTATGATCGCGAGGAAGCATTAAAGAAAGCCAAGGAGGAGCGTGACTTTGCGTATGCGTCTGCGGCTTTTAATGCACAAGAGCTTTACGCCAAGTTACCGGCACTTGAAAGCCATGATTATTTAACACGCAAGAACATCAAAGCGGATTCTGGTTTGCGTTTGTATGCGGATCGTCTTGTTGTTCCCGTATATGGCGCAGACGAGCAGATCCAGTCATTGCAATTTATTGCAGCAGACGGTGAAAAGCGTTTTTACACTGGCGGAAAGATGCAGGGTGGTTACTATGTAATCGGAAACCTGGGCGATACCGTTTTGATCGCAGAAGGTTTTGCCACAGGGATGACGCTACATGAAGCCACAGGGTTCTGCGTGGTCGTTGCGTTCAACGCTGGCAATTTAAAGCCAGTGTGCGACATGATCCGCAAAGAATATAAAGGTCGCGTAATTATCTGCGCTGACAATGACGTGTCGGGTGTTGGCGTTGAGAAAGCCAAGAAGTGTGGTGTTGACGTGCTGTATCCACCGGTAATCGGTGAAGACTTTAACGACATGGCAATTAACAATGGATTGGATTCAGTACACAAGCTGATATGTGGTCGCAAACAAGAGCTGTTTGTGTCGGTGCAAGAGTTAATGGCTAAGATGAAGCCAGCGGATTGGGTGATAAAGGATGTGCTGGAACGAGGATCCAGCACACTCTTGTTTGGGGAATCTGGGGCGTGTAAATCTTTAGTTGCTTTAGACTGGGCGTTTTGTATTGGCACAGGCATATCTTGGCACGGACGAATGACGAAGAAGGGTCTAGTCATCTACATCGCGGGTGAAGGTCATCGTGGTTTAGCTATGCGTATGCAAGCACTAAAACAGAAATACAGTCGTGATCCAGATAACATCTATTTTAGCACAAAATCTGTGAACATGTTGAGCGCAGATGCGGTGCAACAAATCATCCAGATTATTGCAGAGATTACTGATCAAGAACCTTACGCCATCTTTATTGATACATTGCACAGAAACATGCATGGTGACGAGAATTCTTCTGAAGACATGGCAATGTACCTATCCAACATTGAAATGCTCACAAAGAAGTACACCAGCGCAATTGTGACCGTTCACCATAGTGGTCATGGCGATAAAGGTCGTGCGCGTGGTAGTTCCGCCATAAAAGCCGGTATGGACGCTGAATTCTGCATGACAAAGAAATCCAAGATGGAAGTTACTTTTAGTTGCACCAAGTCAAAAGACTTTGCAGCAGGTAGCAACATGGAATTCGGTTTAAAGATTGTACCGCTAGAAGGTGAATGTTTTTATGACGATTACACGCAAGAGCAAATTGACGGTGTTTATTTAGAATATGTTGGTGTCGCTCAAGAAGAAACCACGTTAAAACCATCGTCCCAAAAATGTTTGGACGGTCTAAAAAAAGCTATTTCTGCAACGCAAAAACTCGGTGATGGGCGCACACTTTTGGGAGAACGGGAATATGTTGTGTCAATTGAGGAGTGGCGACCATTTGCTTACGAAGAAATCAAAGGGAACAACAGCAAGTCAAACTCCAATCGCTTCAACGAAGGACTAAAAGACCTTGTAAAACAAGAGCTTGTACGACATGATGCTGGGTATTACTGGTTAAATAAAGATGTCCCGTGATTCCCGACTCGTCCCAAACGGGATTCGGGACAGTCGCCCATTATAGTCCCGCCCGTCCCACACTCCCTTTAGGGAGTGGGAGGACGGGAACGGGAATGGGAAGGGAATGTAGATGGGAATATTTTTTCTGTTTGTGATATAATTTTTTCTAGGTCGAAAGCCGATGAACGAGAATTTAAACAAAAGCCTTTTTTATTTCTATGAGCCAATTCTCGCTCTCTTTCGGTAGAAATTTAATGAGGCTTTTTTTTATGGGGAAAGATAATGGATTTAAGAGATATTTTTGCGGCACATGCGATGCAGGGGTTATTGGCAAGAGGATCTGCTGTGGCAATTGAAAGCGTTTCAAATATTGCGTATATTGTCGCAGATAGTATGATGGCACAAAGATCTGCTCCAGAGCATCCCGAAGACGAAGATTAACTATACAAGCACATCATGGTATTTTTATTTTTGGCGATTTATCAATGACTGTGGTGTGCTTGGTTAGTCGCCCGCTTATTCAATTCAAAACTTCCTAGGGTCACGATTGAAAAGCGGGTATTTTCTCTTAGCCTACCAAGAGATTAAAACAGGAAGGAGTGTACCGAACCAGCTTGTACACGTTATGTGGACTGGTGACAGCTTGGAAAGACAAGCACTATAAAATATTGTGATTGATGCTTAACGGGAGCGTGTGACTTAGGGTTGCATCGTAAAGTTCGATTCTTTAATCAGTCACAATATTTGATAGTTAATGCGAAGGCTGATTCGCAACCCTAAAGCGACCTGTAGAACGTGACTGTGGGCAGGAAGGGTAGTCACAAAGCCGGAGATCAGCACCGGCAACTATCAAATTTAAACACGGCCACCACTCATTGCAGCTTATGGCGTGGTGGTTTTTTTAACTATCAATAAAAGCATTGCTCGCTCTCACCGCAAATGAGAACCTTGCAACCGTTAATGTTGATAAAGCGCAATAGCTACGCGCTCAACGACGGCTACGGTCATTTGTGAAGATGACGTACTACTACGATAGGGCAGGCGCAAACTGAATCGTAGGGGGCAGTAAACAGTGCTTTTATTGATACTTATGGATTTATTTTTAGTGCAATCGAGAGGTGGCAGATGGCAAAAAGGGCAACGATAGAGGATTGGAGTAAAGCACAGGTGCTTTTTGAGATCGGCAAGAGTCTGAATGAGATTCAAAACGAGGTGGGGATTGATCGCGCTACAATCTCGAAAAAAGCAAAAGCAGAAGGATGGGAAAAGCAAAAACTTCAACACCTTGTGGTAGATTCTGTGCGGGTTCAGTCAGAAATTTCAACTTTAACTTCAACAGCAAAAGACATTGTTGAACATGAAATTGATGATAGGCTTAAGCATTTAGAGTTCTTCAAGCGTTCCACAATGAAAAACTTATCAACAATGATGCGCAAAGTGGATGAAACTTTGACCATCCAAGAGCATAGCGCAGCGCAAACTGCACTGCAAAAAGGAAAGGAAACAATCCTTGGCAAAGACATTGATACCGCAATTCAGATCAACAACACGCAACAAACCGCTGGCGACTTCAAAGGTTTGAGCGATGATGAGTTGGATACCATGCATGCGTTGCTTCAAAAGGCGAGTGCGTGACACTGCTCGAAAAGGTTAAGGCTGAGAAAGCACGTCGCGCGGCTTCGGCATCGCTATACGAATTTGTTAAGCAGTCATGGCATGTGGTTGAGCCTGGCGTTCCGTTTATGGAGTCATGGCACATTGAGGAGATCTGCGAGCATCTCGAAGCCGTCAGTGCTGGCGAGATACATCGACTGCTCATCAATATCCCACCGCGTCATTCAAAGTCAACGATTGTGTCAGTGATGTGGCCAGCATGGGAGTGGATCACAGATCCTAGTATGAAGTTCCTATGCGCGTCGTACTCTGGCACGCTGTCAACGCGCGACAACTTGAAGACAAGAAGACTATTGCAATCACCCTGGTACCAAGAGCGTTGGGGTCACATGTTCAAGTTTGCTGGCGATCAGAACGCGAAGCAAAGATTCGAGAACGACAAGACTGGATACAGGATTGCAACGTCTGTTGGTGGTACGGCAACGGGTGAAGGTGGAAATAGATTGATATGTTTGCACGAAAACAGTTATATTATGTGCGAGCAAGGTGCAATCAAAATTAAAGACCTTGTGGATAACCAATTAGACACACGGGTGCTGGCATTCGATCATAACAACAGTAAACCAGTTTATGCAGACATTTTACGATATGAAGTTTCGGAAGGTCGCAGGTCGTTTAAATTGATTACTGATAATGGCGATATAACTGCCACGCACGATCATCCTGTGTATGTTGTTGGTGTTGGGTATGTTCCACTTGAAAAGGTGAATCAAGGTGATCGTTTATTGCGCTGTGTGTGGGAAAGAGTTGAATCGGAAGCCGAGTCAAATAGCTCGTGCAAAAAATTCAATATGCGGGAAAGAATGCGAAGCGGAGCTAAAGCGACGATCAGCAAACATCGTCAATTGCCAAGTGTGCGGGAAAGATATAAAACGTTCACCAGCGCACGCAGCTCGAATGAAAGAGGTGATATGTTGCAGTCATACTTGTCATGGAGTCTGGATGCGAGAGAAAGCGCAGAAGGTCGGTCTTGGTTTGCAAGACGCTTCATGCACAACATGCGGAAAGACTATTCAGCGCGTGTTAAGCAAAAAGCGCAAAGCGTTCTTTTGTTCAAAAGAATGTGGGGACAAAGGATTGTCGATAATACATTCTCAACCAAAAGTAACAAAGAATTGTTTGCAATGTGGCACAGAGTTTTCGGGATCGCCATCTCAAATGGCGTTAAAGAAAACATGTTCAAGAAAATGCGGTGGTCTTATGCGCAGCAAGTTGCAAAGCGGAGAGAACAACGGACGATACATTCATGGCAAAGCAATAGAGCGTTATCCTTTGGCGTTTCGGCATGCAGCAAAAGCAGTGCGCATAAGAGATTTAAACAAATGCCGATGGTGTGGGATGAGCAGGGAGAAGCACGGAAAAACGCTCGATGTGCATCACATAGATTACAACAAAGACAACAACAGCATGAGCAACCTTATTACTCTTTGCCGGTTTTGTCATGGGACGATGCACGGGAATTTAGCTTCACGTCAAAATTGGTCGAAGACATTGTCATTGGTATTGAATCAGTAGATACACCAGAAAAAGTTTACAACGTCGCAATTGATACCCATCACAATTATTTTGCTAATGGGTTGCTACTTCACAATTGCGACGATCCTCACGGAGCGCAGGCGGCTCAGTCCGAGGCAATGCGTGAAAGCGATCTTGAATGGTTTGACATGGTGTGGTCAACACGTCTGAATAATCCAAAAACTGATGCGATGGTGACGGTCATGCAACGTCTGCACGAGCGTGACATCAGCGGTCATATCCTCAACGACATCAAAGGCTGGGAGCATATCTGTATTCCCGCAGAGTGGGACGGGAAGCATCGTAAAACAATCCTTGGCGCATATGATCCACGCAAAGTAAAAGGCGAGCTGATCTGTCCAGATCGTTTTGGCGATAAAGAAATCACGATGCTCAAGCAATTGCTCGGCTCATACGGCAGTGCCGGTCAGTTGCAACAGGATCCAACGCCAAGTGGTGGTGGTATCCTCAAGACTAAACACTTTGGCTTATGGTCAGCCGATGATGGACTGCCTCCTTTCGAGTACATCCTGCAATCGTATGACTGCGCGTTCACCGAGAAGACAACAGGTGATCCAACAGCTTGCACAGTCTGGGCGATGTTTACGCACAAGGGTGAACGCAACGCGATGCTCATTGATGCGTGGGATGAACATCTCAGCTACCCAGATTTGCGTGCTAAAGCTATCAAGGATTGGACAACCGAGTATGGTGGCATGAGCAAAGAGTCACCTCATTCACGCGCACGCAGACCGGATCGTATCCTGGTTGAAGCGAAGGCAAGTGGTCAGTCTTTATTGCAAGACTTGCGCTTGGCTAAAGTTCCTGCTGTGGGTTATAATCCTGGCAAAGCAGACAAGATTTCACGCGCTCACCAAGCTGCACCAACTTTAGAGCTAGGCTTGTTGTGGATCCCAGAGTCTAAAAAGAATCGTGGTCAACCAGTTAGCTGGGCGGCTGCATTTTTAAAACAACTGGCTAAATTTCCAGTAGCAGAACACGACGACTATGTCGATACGTTCACGCAAGCGGTGATCTATCTCAAAGATGATGGATGGTTTGAGTTACCGATGGCAAAGGACATCGACGAGCGACGTGAGCCAAAACGTGAGCGAGTGAATCCTTATGCCGTATAATTTAAAATCCATATCAGATGCCTTAAACGATTATTCTCAACTGGGTAATGCGTATCCAAACGCCAACAAGTTCATGTCAGCATTAAAAGATGCTGCATACCGATCCGTACCGACTACCGAGCAGATGCGTGATCCAAACTTCATCATAGACAATGCCGGTATCGGTGGCATCATCAAACCAAAAGGTGGTAATTGGCTTGATGTTTATGGGCGAACACCAGAAAAAGCCGCTAATCAATTTACTCGCTCAGTAGATCCAGAGCTTGCTGGTTATGCGCGTGCTGGCATGCATCTAATGCCACACGAATATAATGAAACTGTACCGGTCATGGCAGTTAACGATTGGCTACAGCAAAAGCTCGGCAAGTACATCAAAAACGAAATGGGTACGCCAGAGGATCCCATTCGACGCATTGCAGAGGAATGGCCTGCCAAACGTGACGTGCTTATCAGTCAGCAACAATCAAAGATTCCAAACTTGCAAGAGCTTGCGGCAAAGTATGAGGACATGGGATTGCCACCAGAAGTAATTGCTAATCGAATAGCTAATGCCAATAGAGATGTGCTTACAATCCAAGACAAGATCTCAGAGCTTGAAAGCTACAATCCTTTGCATTACACACCAAAAGATCCTCGTGAATTTGACATTGATGATGTGATGGATAAACGTCACAGTGCAGGATACCCAGTAGAAGGGATTGCAAAAACCGACATAGGTAAACTATGGGAACATTACGCTGATAGAAACATTACGCCTATAACAGTTAAATACGTTAATAGCGAGGATAAAAACAAAAATCCTTGGCTATCAAACCTTAGCGATGAGGATAGGGTTTATCTACCAGACAGCATGATGGGAACTGGATTTGATAAACTTGCCGACGAACTCCGCAAAGCCACACGTCCAGACACAGATCTTCCAGACTTCCTGCGCATAGATCCAGCCAAGCTCAGTCGTGTTTCGATGCCACAGGCTGTTGAGCATGTTGCTAAGATCAACGCATGGCGTGACGCTGAAAAGCTCAAAGAAGGTCGCAACAGTGCAACCGTGATGCACAAAGAATATCCCGATCAAGGATTATCTTGGATGCAAATGCGTATGCCAGAGAACCAGGACACCGAAGCACTAAGAGCCGCACTGAAGTTTGAAGGCGATACGATGGGGCATTGTGTTGGTCAGTATTGTGATGAGGTAGCAGGTGGTCAATCAAATATCTACTCATTGCGTGATAGACGTGGTGAACCGCATGTGACGATTGAAACGACAAACATGAATCCTGCGCATCATTATGAAAATATTTACATGAATTTACCCGATGATGAACGCAAAGTTCTGCAAACAAACATAGCTGAGTACACTCAACAAAACCCACATTTAAAAGATTTAGATGCTGCAAATGAATATATGCGCATGATATATGGCGATGCGCCACCAAAGATTGTCCAAATCAAAGGCAAACAAAACGCTGCGCCTAACGCCAAGTATCTGCCTGCTGTGCATGACTTTGTGCGCTCAAAAGATTGGTCAAGTGTTGGTGACTTTGAAAACACTGGGTTAAATGATTTGCGTAAAATTGAAAAAACTATGCATCCAGATATATATAAGACCGCAACAGATAAGTACGGTAGATTTGCAACGGATGAAGAATTAAATGCGTTGCATGATGACTTTTATGAAAAAAATAAAGAAATTCCCCTTGAAGGCTTTGCCAACGGTGGACTGGTAGGCACACCACCTACAGCGTATGATCCTATGAAGGTCGCAGACATTGTTGCGTCTATTGATGCACCGTATAATTACTAGGAGTTGATGAGATGGCAACGATTAAAGACTTAGCAGAACAATATGGACTTGAAGACTACGAGCAATTGCTTGGTGGTTATCCTAATGCAACAAAATTTGTAAACGCACTTCAAAGCAACATCGAGTCACATATCCCAACAACAGAAGATCTTCAATCACCAGAGCGCATGGGAAAGTGGTCACTTGCGGCTGCGCTTAATCAACCGACTGGGTTAACATTCATTGGCAAGAACGCCAGAAACTGGGACGCACAAGCCGCTAAGTTAGCAGAAGAAAAGCTAAACGCAGGCGCAGATCCAGCGGAAGTGTGGCGCGAGCATTTGATTGGGCGTATGCCAGATAAGACTTTGTTTAGTGAGATTAGTGATTACCCTGCATCATTTAAAGGCGTAGGAAGTTTTGGCGATGTCGTAATGAATCGACTTGATGCTCTGCAAAATGCAGGTAAAAAAACTATTGATGATCCTATGAATGTTGCTGATATTTTTACGCATCGTGATTTAGTTGAAAGTTATCCAGAATTATTTCCATCAACTGAAGTTCGATTTTTGTCAAAAGATGATAAATCAAAAGGATCTATGCAGGTCATGGATGATGGTACTAATATTTTAAAAATGCCGTATGACGCAACGCGCGACAAAACTTCAACAATGCTTCATGAATTGCAACATGCAATACAAAGACAAGAAGGTTGGGGGAAAGGATCAAACCCTTTGACCAGTCAACGTGATTACTACAATTTTTTAGAAAAAAAATTTAAAGACATTAATGGATCTAGCATTCTTAATAAATTTAATGAACTTTCGGGAAAAGCTGAGCCATATTACAGAATAAAGCAAATACAAGATTTGCAAAATATATCGCAACCTCGTCAGCTTTTTAATTCATCAGATTATTATAAGTATTCAAGAGAATTAAGAGATTTGCTTGGTCCGCCACCAAAATATGGTAGCAAACTTCCTTGGGCGCAAGATGCTGGAAATATAATAGCCAAAAAAATAAAAGATGAGCTTACTTGGAATGGTAAAGATTTGCTTGAGTCAATAGGTAATGATAGAGATTTTGCAAAAAAAATGATACGAAGCATTGAAGGAAAGCAAAATAGAATTGGATATGACAAATATGCTGATGCATACAAAACATCACAAGAAATTCAAAGAACTGATCCAAGATTTAAAGATTTGTCAAATGAAGAAAAAATGCAACTGTTCAAGCTCACCACGAAACTCAACCATTTGCTCGGTTAACTGCCAGTTCATAAAGTCAGTCTTGCGATCTGCTTTCTCTACTTTGTCTTGATCCTTCTCACCAACA